TCACATGCTCCCGAATCGCTTGTAGAATTCGTCATCGGTCATGCCATACAGCGGGTCCATGCCAGTTGTCGGCTTGCGCGCGGCCAGCTTGTACCAGCAGTACGGGCATGTGACGTAGTAGGTTCCGACGGTCTCGCCGCAGTGGGCGCATTCGACGTATCCGATGCTCATGATTTCTCCTTGACCGGTTTGCAGTTGTGTGGCGCTTGTGAGATTCTGCTGGTCTGGCATGCGTATGATCGGCTGCCGTCGCGGAGGATGATGGTGTCCGCCGTTGCTTCAGCCCAGCCGAGACAGGCGACGAGGGCGAAGAACAGTACGGAGAACAGTACGGCGGCGGCGATGGCGAGTGTTTCGGCCTTGCCATTGCGACTCATTCGTTTACCGCCTTCCGTGCGATTTCGAGCATTTCCTTGGCCTGTCTGATATATCCCTCATGGAAGCCGGGAATCTCACCGGCATAATTCCATGCGTCTTCCTCGTCTTTCGCCGCGTGGCTATCGACGCCATCCCATTTGCAGCTGTCCCAGCAGAGCCGTCTCGCCACGGCCTCAATCTCGGCGTCAGCCGGTGGCTCATTGCGGCCGCGCAGGTACGCTTCCTGTAGATCGTCCGTGTCGCAGTAAAACTGTTCTTTGACATGCGTTCCATTCCAGTAGCGGGTCGGATACGCCTTCTCGGCTTCATCATCAGCGATGCTCATTCCCACATCTCCTTTTCGTTGTTCCTGTAGTTCTTGCTTCTGCTTCTGTTTATCCCGCCCCATATGCCTTGCAGCGGGTAGCCGTTTATCAGGGCATGTTCCGCCGCGTACCGTGCGCATTCGCATATCGCCGGGCATGTGGAGCAGGCTTTGAGCGCCAATCGTTCCTCCTTCCGCGTGGCGGGGAAGAACAAGTCAGGGTCCATGTCCCGGCAAGCGGCCTTGTCACGCCAGTTGCCCATCTCCCTTTGCCCTTCGCATACAGTGCTTGCGGATACGTTCCACATCAGGACTCATAGCCCGCCTCCCTCACATCGGGGCTTATCGCGTCGTCCCTGTATGGGGTAGCCACGCCCGCGCAGCCGGGACAATAGCGGAAATCCGGTTTGATTCGGTTGCCCTCGATGGTGAACCAGTCACGGCTCATGGACTGGCCGCATCGGGAACAGTCGAAGCTGCTGTCCGGGTCGATGAGGCTCGGCCCGTTCACGTCATCCGGGTTCTCGTTGGTCATGTCCGGGCGGAAGACGACTCGCTGATGAATCACAAGCGTGGACATGTCGGTCAACGGCGCGGTCTGCTCATGGTTCTTGAGTTTCGTCCGGTACTCGTAGACCTGTTGGCGTGACACTCCGGCGCGCTCCGCGATCTGCTTCGGCGTCAACTCATCCTCAGAGATAAGCCTCAGCAGCGTGCCCAACGTCTCGGCGGAGAGCTTACGATATCGGCGGGTCCCGCTCATCGTCTACCTCTCTCCACCAGTTGTGACAGCATGGCGGTGGTATCAGTCCTGCTCATTTCGTGTCCTTCCAATGTTTTTCACGCCAGTCGGCTACAGCCTTGCGGTCTTCGTCTGTTAATCCCTCATGGCACTTGAACATGACAAGGCTGAGCGCGAACTCGTAGCCTTCGCTCCACTTGTCAGGCACGCCATGCACATGGTTCTCGTCGAAGAGGTAACGGCAGTAATCATGCAGTTCGTCAATCGTCATTTCGCGTCCTCGCTTTGCTTGGTGGTTTCGGTTTCATGTTCATCGAATGGGACTGCCAGGCAGGCCCATGTCACGTCGCCGGTCCTGACCGTCTCCGTGCCGTAATCATGATGCGTGCCCGCATACCAGTACGAATAGATGCTGAATCCCGCCAGAAAGAGCGTTGCAACGACTGATACCACCAGTGCGACAATCAAACTTTTCTCGACCTTATCCAATCCGCCCATCACTCACCGTCCTTTCCGATTTTGTTGGTCTCCTTGTATGGGTTTCCGCTTGTATATGGCGGGAAGTCGCATTCATGGTCTTTCCAACCGGCGGCATAGCCTTCTCGCCATGCTTTGCGGCGTTCGTGGTCCAACTGTTCTGAGCTGTGTATGGTTTCTGGTTCGTCGTCGCTTTTCTCAAGAATGTACATGAGTGTGGTGTCGCTGGTGCCAGACTTGGTATCGGTTGGGAGGCAGTCCACGCGCGTAACCCGCCAGCCCTCGTCCAGCCGCCTTCTGAGCGTCTCCAGATTGGCCAAGTAACGCCTTTGGGGGCGACCATCCCAAAATATCGGGCAAGCCTTGTATCGTCTGCTCATTTCGTGTCCTCGCTTGTGAGAATCGCTAGTATGGTGTCCTCGCATTCCAGTTTTGGCAGTGGTTGCGGTGTGCTCATATCCTCGTAGTACTTGTTTAGAGCATGCAAGGTTGGCTGCGTGTCTGGACTGTCGGAATCGTAAAATACGATCAGCCAGTCATGCTGCGAGTTTTGCGCGTATCGCAAGTGCAGTGGACAGAAGAATCGCGGCTCATTATCACTTGTGAACAGGCACAACCAGTCTTCGTCATCGGTAATCTCACTGGTTACGTTTTCCTCGCTTGTATTCCAGAAGTCGTATTCCATGTGGCATCCCGGGTAGTCACATTTTGCCTTGTAAGTTGTTCTCACTATCATGCTCATTTCGTGTCCTCAATCATGGTTTCGAGGGCAGCGACCGCGTTCTCACTGCGGTTCTCGGCTACTGCCTTCCAGAATTTCGTATGATCCAGGTCATTTCCTGTCCCTTTCCCAAATGTTCTCAACCGTTCCGCACCACTTATCCCACGCTTCCTCCCTCGTGTCGGCATAGGGGCCGTTCAAGTGGACAGCACAGTAATACATGTAGCGGCCTTCCCATTCGAATATGAACGGGGTAGTTCCGCAGAAGGGGCAACGGTGCCGTATCCTTGTTAATGGATTGAACATGATTGTCTCCTTAGATCCTGTATGAAGTTGTGGCGGCTTCGCCAGTCCGAGGGCGTGCCGCTCGTCGCCGTGAGCAGCACGCCGTCATCGAATATCTTCCAGTGGCCGCTGCCGGCGCGTACCACCGTGTAGCCGTGCGAGGCTATCCAATGCATGAGTTTGCGGTCATCTCCACGCGCGGTCATGCTTTGAGCCTCATCTTCAACGCGAGACCATTCTCATGCACGCCACCGTTGTCGAAGCCCATGAAACCGTTGAACAGTTCGTATTCGAGCAGGGCGGTGTCCACGCGGAACTCGTCATACCGATGATTTTTGATGCGGTCCATGACAAGCCTCATCGATGCGGCCGTATCCCTGCGGTCGGCCTGTATCGGAATGAGATACGGCCAAAGATTCCATTCGCCCGGATGATCGTTCAGCCAATGGGCGAAATCAACGAGTTTCCTATCTTCCATCATGTTCTCCTTGCCTTTTCGATGAATTCGCGCAGATACGGGTCATCGATGTCGATGGGGTGGCCGGCGAAAACCATGCCGCCCTCTTGGATGGGCAATGGGGGAGTGCGTTTGGTTTTATGCTCCCTTGCCTATTTCGCGCTTCCGGTTCTATGCTTCGCCAACCGTATGGGGTCGGCCTTGATATGGCAGTTGCGGCAACGGGGCCCGCTGCACATCTGGTTACGTGGCCGGATACGCCCGCAGTCGATGCATTCGGTGGATGTCGTGTTGTGACTGTTTCCCATCAGGAGCGTTCCCTGACCACGTAATCCGGGTGTTCCCGGCAATAGTCTTGGACACGTTCCAACCATTTGATTGCGCCGTCCACACTGCCCCAATCAACCAACTCGCCGTTCTCGTCGCGCGGATTGTATTCGGAACGCAGCTCATGCAACGGCTGAAGGTAGATGCGCATGAGGGCGTGCCCTATGATTTCGGCGCATTCCTTACCGGTCTTGCCGTCCAAGTCGGTTGACGGGCGAACATGATAGGCGGCGAAGAACGGGCCGAGATTGTACGTGTAGTTGAAGTAGCAGCCATAGTCATAGTCAGGGTCGTACCCGTAATCCCAGAAGTTCTCGGGAATATCCCGGCGTACCACATACAGGTCGTAGCTCATTCTTCGTCTCCTTCGATGATTCCATGTCCTGCTATCAATGCGAGGGTCTTTAAGTCGGTGAGCACGGGCTGGTTGTCCATGCTTGACAACGTGTTCAAGCCGAGACCCTTCTGTTTGAACACGACGAACCAGTAAGGTGCGTCAGCGTTACCCGCCTCGGTACGGCCCTCCTGCATCCACTCCTTGAGTCTCCCCGTATAGGTGCTGTAGTTTTTACACTCCAATACGACCGGCTGGCCGTGGATACGCAGACCGGTGATATCGCCCTGGTCTTTCGTCCCATGCAACACTTCACGGTGTATCGTCTGCTCGCTGTCACCCAACCGGGCGCGCAAATAGTTGACCACCTTGGATTCAAGCAGTGTGCCTTTGGCTTTCTGTCGGCTCATTCGTCCATCCACCATTCAGTCGGGTCATCGTGAAACTGGCAGTCCACGCAGTCCCCGAATACGTTCAAGATTCCTCCGCAGTACGGGCAATGCTCATACTGGACGGGCAGATAACTCGGTCTCATAATCAGAACTCCGGGTTGTCTCGTAGTCGTTTTTGCACGTCCCCGCGCATCTGCTCGATCACATCGACCCGAAGTCCGGTAGCCAAGCGAATCTCCTCTGCCGGACGGTTCGAGTCTTCAATGAGCAGTTGCCATGCTTTACTTTTCGCTTTGCTCAACATGAGCCCCCTTCTCCAAATTAGAGCTGATACGCACCCGATAGTCGGTGATGCTCCAAGTCAGATGGTTCAACTGCCAGACGGTGAGTCCAAGAAAAACCAGCAGACAAAACGCTTGAACAATGGCCATCATCGTATTCTTTGACGTGATGCCCACCGCGAGGGAGAACGAGAAAAACACGTCCCACCCCAAATACCAGTACACGGACCATAATCCGGGTTTGCTGCCGTCACGTCGTTCGTAAACCGTGACCATATCCTTGTCACTCATTTCGATTCCTTCTTCTGCTCCTGTTCACGCCACTCCATACGCCTTGCAATGGGTAGCCGCTGATTCTGTCGTGTTGCGCCGCGTACCGTGCGCATTCGCATATCGCCGGACATTGGGCGCAGGCCTTGAGCGCCAATCGTTCCTCGCTGGACGTGGTTGGGAAGAACAGGTCAGGGTCCATGTCACGGCACGCGGCCTTGTCACGCCAGCCGCTCAATTCAATTCCTTCTTCGCGTTTTGAGACTACTTACGCTCATGATTCCTCCTTGAGCGTGGTGACATATGCGATGGCCTTGCGTTCACGCTTCGCATACTTTTCGCATTTGCGCTTGAGACGTTTGAGGCTCATGGCGTACAGGAAGTCTCTGAAGTTGCCGTCTTCGCAGATTTTGGCTTGATAACGGCCGTAGTCGCTTCCCGCGCTGATATGCGCGACCAAATGGTCTGTAAGCTGAATCTCGTTCATGCGTTCTCCTTTCGATATGGGTTTGGCGTGTATTCGGGCGATTCCTCGCCGGGCATGGGATTCATGTTCTTGACGGCTTGGATATACCCTTCTTCCCATGCTTTTTCGGCTGTCTGCCGGTCATGCTCCTTGAGCCATGCTTGATAGGCGGCTCGGCCTTCCTCGATGGTTGACTGGCCTGTACCGAAGCAACTCAATTCGACGGCGGATTGGACCAAATCGTCATACACTCGTGGTTTCATTCCTCCACCTCGGTTTCCTCGCCGTACTCGCCGTAGAGTTGGTCTGCCGCATCCTTGGTCGTGTAGAGGCATTTCGCGGGAGCGTGTTCGTAGTCATAGATGGCGGCTGCGATGACCTTTCGAAACTCCTCACGGGTGAATATCCTCGCCTTATAGCTCATCGTCCGTGCTCCTTTCGGTCTTGAAGTCCCAGAGTCGTTCTCAACTGTTGCAGGCAGCTGATGGCGTACAGGGTCTCGCGGTCCACCTTGCCGGTGGGCACCACGCTCGAAAGCGCCTCGTCCAGTTCCTTCAGTCTGGTCTCAAGATCCTCGGTGCGGGTCCACCGGCTGATCTGGTAGCCGTGGCGGCTGAGGATGTCGCACACCCGTTCGAACGCCTTGGACTGTGCCTGTATACGTCGTGCCTCGGTGGGTTCCTGCAACTGTTCGAGCTGTTGGAGCCGCAACGCCATCTTCGTCCCGAGCGCACGGCCTATGCCTTTCATCGCCTCTCGCTGTGCGACATACTCGGCGGCGGTCTCGTAATGCCCGTACCGGTCCAGCCGTTCGCTGGCGGCGAGCTTTTTCAGCAGCCGGTGTTCGACCTGCCGGGTGTCACCATGACTTGGGTTGGGTTTGCGCCGGTATCTCAACGTGCGTTTGGACGGGTCGTAGTACATGAGGCCAACCGGCTCGGGCACCTCGCTGCGGTCGATCATGCGGGCGGGGCAGACGAGGGTGAGATCGTCCACGTAATCCTTGTAGCGCAGGTATTTCGCGTCGCGGAGGAAATCGCCGCGACTCACCTTGACCTCGAATCCGCTGATCCATGTGTCCCCGCGCCAGTTGACCTCCAACGCCACGCCGTCCAGACGCAGCACCGTGTCATTCGGCTCAGTGACCGAAATCTCCGACCAATACCCGTCACCGTCACGCCGGTAACGGGAGGCGAGTGCGCAATTGATGTCCATGGCAGTCACGTCACCGTTCATCGTCTGCCTCCCATTTCCTTCTCGTGTGCCATGATTTCCACGTCATTGGCGAGCATTCGCAGTATGCCGGCGAGCGTGCCATACGATTCGGCGGTCGGATACACCGTCTTGCTGACATACACGTCCCACCTGTCGGAGCCTTGATGATTGTCGGCCTTGAGGATGATGAGCGGGTCGGCGTCGATGAAACGACCGTCCTTCATGCCCCGCACTTTGAGCATCAGACGTATCGAATCCGCCTGCTCGCTCGTGTTGCCCAAAATATCCAGAGTGCTCATCGTCTGCCTCTCAGTTCCTTCTTCTCGTTCGCGATCGATTGGAGGATGGCCTCCAGGTCGCCGAGCTCGTTCCTGCTCAACCGGATGCGGCGGATGCTGTCGCCAGCATGAGTGGCCAGCACCCATGAGCGGGTGCCGTTTCGGCCGTCTCCGGGAATCCAGCTCAGGGTCACATTCCCGCAGGAGGCACCTGTGACCATGCCGCACCGTCGTTCGATCTCCACGTCCGTCCCCCTCGTCGCCTTCATCGTCCGTCTCCGTGAAATCGTTGAACGATGGGCTGGAACAGCTCATATCCCTTCTGGGCCCACATCTCCAGTGTTTTGAGGATCACGAGAATCGACAGTGAGTCGAGCCCGTCATCAGCCAGTTTGGGAATGTTGTTGTACTCTGTGTCCAGTTCCATACGCCCGTTCCGGCCGCTGGTGAATGTGAATCCCAGCATGTCCACGGGCGTTCCGGTTTCCTCCGGTGTGATGGTCAACCGGACCTTGAACTTCTTGCCCAACGGCATCGCCTTGTCTCTCATCGTCTGCCTCCCAGACTCTTGTAGGTCAACGCGAAGCATTTATCACCGTTGCATATACGGTTCCATGCGGCGATGTTGTATTGCAACTCATACGGTGCTGGCTTACGTGAACAGCCTCCCTCGAAGCTGAGCCCGCAGGCAGTGCAGCGGAACATCACGATAAAGAACGTGTATTCAGGCAACCCCTGCACGCCGTCCCGCTCCCACTTCGCCTTGACCTTGCTCCCGCATTTGGGACACGGGCTAATCCTGTGGAACCTCACCAGACTCACCTCCCTCAAGAGGCGCGTTCAAATCCACCTGTTCGATACGCGCACGCTCCTGTAAGATGTTCGCGTATGTCCCCATCGCGTACAATTGGCTTTCAAGGAGCTGGAAGGAGCACGCGGGCGTGAAGTCCAACGTGCCCTCCGCGTAGCCCTCAAGCATGTGCGCCAGCTTGCTGATACGCTCCTGCAATTCTCGATGTTCGCGGATCATCCGCTGCTTGTAATCACTCATTGGTTGTCTCCTTCGGTTTGGTTTTGTAGTCTCGGACGATGCACACGCATCAGTCCATCCTTTCGTCCAACCATTCGATGTCCTCCCAGATCGAGAGCATGACCTGATCGAGAGCGCCACTACTGCTCAACGCCCATACAGCGCCGTAGTTGGCGCGCTCCCGCACCGCCGTGACATAACCTTTGTCCGGGAAGACATGAGACTCCGCAATCCAGTGGAACGGGAGCATCCCCTTGCGCAAAATCAAAGTAAAACGACTGTGCTCAACCTTGATGAAGCTCCTCATGTCGCTCATTCCTCCGTTGCCTCCATCAGGTAATTGAGATCCACAAGAAGCCGTGTGCGATAGCTGAGCCTCTTCACGAGTTTGAACGGCCACTGCATCGCCGGGACTCTGAACGGTGGCTCGTACTCCCACCATTCGCTGCCGTCGTATTCCGCACGGCGCAGGAACCCGCCATCCGTGAACACCACGACCAGATCGACGGCTATCTCCTGATCGCCGTATCCGTCGTCGTAATCGATGTCGAGCACCTTTTCGGCCTGACTCCACGGAATTCCCAGCTTCCCGTCGCGGGAGCCGACGAATCGAACGTCATCGGTCGAATGCTTGCTTCGTGAGATCGCACTCTTGGTTTCATCTAAAAGATTCAATTAGGGGTTCCGCAATGCAGGCAGAAACGATCTTCGGGGTTCACCTGGTTTTGGCATTGGGGGCAAGAATGCGGAAAAACTGGACTCATGCTTCCACCGCCTTGGCTGGGCGGAACGGAGCGTATTGACCCAGTTGGGAGACTGAGAAAACCTCCCGCTGGAGTCCCCATTCGTCAGCGTCGTCGTAGACGGGAACCGCTTGATGATCGCAAACTTGCCAGATCGCATCATCCTTGTCGAACCACAACCCATCACGGTCAGGAAGCTGAGGTTTCGGACGCAACGCATAGGAGAACGCGGAATCGTCCAGCCAAGCTCTAATGCCGTAGGGAAGACTCACACAGAACGTGGCACCAAGGCCGTAGTCGCCAATGTGCTTGATCGGATAGTGGTTGCCGTCCTTAGCGACGAAGATATCACCTTCACGCACGTCTTCAATGTTGTCGATACGCTCATACTCGGGGTCATCCAACAATTCGACGGTATCGACGTAACTAGGAATGACGGGCTGCGTATCAAATGATTCAGCCGAGAACACGTGTAAATATGTTCGATGCGCGTCGAGTTGCATCGAAAGGCTACACATACCGTCCGCGTCTCTGGAACGCCGCACGAGCTTCCCTATGAATACGTCTCCGTTCTCCATTGTCACCTTGACTCGCTTATCGAGATTCTGAATCTCCATAAGGGTCTTTCCTTCCCAGAATGGTTTCTCACTCATTGATAGCCTCCTTGGCTAGTTGTCGTTTACGTTTCAGATTCGCCTTATACTGGGCGGGTTTCTCGGGATGCTCCAACATCCAACGGCGATGGTATTCAGCCATCTCACGCTGATGGGCGGCGGCATACTTACGAGCCGAAGCCCGAGCCTGAGCCAAATGCTCCGACCGGTACCGGCGTGCATACTCATTACGTTTCTCACGATTACGAGCGTTCCGCCGATTCGCCAGATCACGCAGATGCTGCGCATACTCGGGGTCGGTTCGACGCCGTTCCCTAATACGACAGTTCCGGCACATGCCATCCTTGCCGACCCGGCACATGCCACCGCACCAATCGCATTTCGGATGACGTTCAGTTATCAGGCCGGACAGTTCGCCGCCGTTCCGGCAATAGTCGATGAACTCCTCATCGGTCATGTCATCAACGTTCACAGCCACACCTCCCCATTAGTGAACCTGCGGAACAACACAGGGTCGAGCTTGTACAACGCCCGCCGAAACTGCGGGTCACGGCAGAACAGAATGAACAACAGGCTTACTGCTTCGGCGGTTCGCATCGCGTCCAACCTCCCTTATCGTCCAGAAGCACCCAACCATGTTGGGCGGTGAGAATCGGCACCAGTTCGGGATGATCGTTGAAACCGCTCACGATATACCCCAAGCTCATGGCCTCACGCGGATGGGCGTGAATCCACCCATGACATCCCGTATCGCCACTCCCACACGCCAAGATGAGGTTCGACGCCTCATGCAGTCCCGGCCACTTGTGTGACCGGAGTCTGCGATGATGCCGGCTGAAACCGCTCCAATGGAATGGTTTGCCGCAGCGGACGCACCGGTATTGGTCGCGTGCGTCCACCAAATCCTTGACGTGTTGGGACGGGTTAGATCTGCCCATTTCCGTATTCGTCCTGGGGTTGGCTCCACGGGTCCGTAGGCTGCTGATACTGCTGTTGCGGTTGCTGGAATCCCTGTTGCGGCTGCTGGAATCCTTGCTGATACTGCTGCTGCGACTGTTGGAAACCAGACTGCTGGGCCTTGGGTTTCGCGCTCAACACCGCAATGGTGCGGGCCGCGACATCCCAATTCTCATACCGTTTCCCATCCTTTTCCGACACTCTTTTGGACAAGCTGCCGTTCACAAGAACCTTCACGCTCATGTTCGGCTGGGACTTCAACTGGCGAACCTGATTCAAAGCATCCTTCGCCTGATTCGACAAGGGACGCACACCATAGAACTGAGGCTCCTTGTCAACCCACTGGTTCGTGTTCTTATCCGTGTAACCCGGATGGACGCTGACGTTGAGAATACTGGAATCCTGAAAATCCTTGATCTCTCCCGCATATCCGGTAAACTCGATGCTTGGTTCTCCGGCCATTACGCATTCCTCCTGTAATTGTTCGTCTTGTGTTTCTCCATGGCCCGCCTGTTGCAGACCAGCATGTATGATTGGGCTCCGGCGCAATCAACGGCACCGCATGTGGGGCATTGGGGGAGCGTGATCTTGTCCCCGTGAGCCCACAGGCATCTGGCGCACTTGCAGCCCGGCCTCGGGGTGAAGCTCACTGGACGGCAGACTCCTTCTCCTTGTTGCGGTTGTACGATTCGATGAATGTGGCCGCGTCCGATTCAGACAGTTTCCCGTAGACCACGTTGCGTTGCAGCACGCTGCTGATGAAACCGTTCTCCTGACCATCGGGAATACGCATGGTTTGGAGAATCCGGTCAATCGTCTTCTGCTGTTCGTCGGTCATGCCCTTGGTGGAACGCTTCTTGTAGCCGCTGGTCTCACCGTCATCATCCGTGGTCGCCAGTCCGAACGCGCCGCAAGTGCTGTAGCGTCGCGCATACGTCAATGCGGAGCCGAGGGCCTGCATGACGCTCATGCCACGCGAATCACCCACCTCGACCGGGATAAGACAATTACTGGCAACCCACTTGTCCGTACCCTTCTTCCTGACGGCCGTATCCACATACAGGCGTCCGTCAACCAACTGGGTCGGCCATTGCAGGTCGAACCCCTGCTCGTCCACATAGTTCACGACCTGAGCCAGGGTCGCATACGTGCCACGCCCGCCCTGAGCGTCCTTCTTAATTACCGCCATGATTCAATCTCCTCCTCTTCCTCCAACAGCTTCCAGTCGGGGAACACGACATCCTGCGGGTATTTAGGCAACCCGTAGGCCCTCATAGCCTCCAACGGGTCCTCCGTGTTGTCGCGGAACCATTTGATGCCCTGCAAGGCGTGGTTTATCTTCGGTTCCGCCAGTTCGGTGATGATGGGCGAATCCTCCTGAATCTCGTAACGCATCCAGTCGAACGGCGGGTTCTTCTCCTGCACGATGAACTCGAAACCCAACAGCCCCTTATATTCAGGCATCGTCAACCGGTAGAGACGCATGTAGAACGCGGCCTGAATGTGATACCCGTACTGCCAGCAGGAACGCTCGAACTCGTCCGGCGACTTCACCGTGGTCTTGTAATCACGGATACGCAGCACACCATCCGGGTCGGGAGTGGACGGCAACCAGTCCGCCTTGCCCTTAATCGACAATCCGGTATCGGGGTCGGTGGCGATCATCGCCACCTCCGGCTGACCATCCAGCTTCGTGAAAAAGTCTCCAACCATGTCCCGCATGGCCTCGACCTTCTCCACATCATCAGCGGACAGCCATACGATGTCATCCGCACCATACTGTTCGACCAGCCTGTCACGAAGAGCCTTGCCCTCCTTGGTGCGCAGATTCGGTTTGGCCACAACCTGCGGGCCACTGCCCAAAACCATGCTGTGAGCCGCCTTGCCGAACTCCAACGCCGAAGAATACCCATGCTCGCCGGTCAGGTAATCCGAATACGCCAACGGGCTTACCAGCATTTTCTTCAACGAAGTCTGGTCCACCGCGTCCAACGCGAAGTAATCGTCATCGGTCATCTGCTCGACGGTCATTGCCACTCCTTTCTTGCTTTGAGTACTTCCTTGCCTAAAACCTCGATGGTGTCGGCCACCGAGTCGAGAAAATCGTCAACGTCCTCCACGTCGTAGACCTCTCCGTAAAGCAGGGAACGATACGTGCGGAACTTTCTATGCCGGACATCATTCGGGGTCAACATGAGAACCCCTCGACTGCATGGACAATTGTTCCTCGCGTTCCATCAGGTGACTGTGACGCCAAGTACGCGACTTACCCTGCTTGTGAGAGGCCTCCGCATAATCGGCCACATGGTCACGGCCAACGTCTCCCACGACCTTCGAGGCCTCGTTCCAATCCGAGTACACGCGATCGTTCACGGCCACATACTTGTCAGCGAGATAACGGACGCAATCACCGAGATAACGGATGGCTTTGGCGATGGAGTTGAAATCAGATGCCATCAGTCGGCGTCCTCCGTCTGAATCTGAGCCCACGTCTCCTCCATGAGAGGCCGGTCGATCTCGTAGTAGATGTAGGTCTTCCCGTGCTTCGGCGGGTAGGCGCCGAACTTCATCTTGTAGTTCTCGGCAAGACGGGAGCCGAAATGCATGGCGCTTTTCTTCATCGGCTCGAATCCTTTCGAGCGCAGGAAGTCGCTGATGATGAGACGAGGCGAGTCAGGTTCCTTCGACGTCTCAGAAGGAGCGGCTGGATCGTCGAGAATCACGCGCGCCCGACGTTCAAGCTCGTCCTGCGGCAATAGTCCACGCGCCTCGTTGAGTAGTCTCATACGGTCGAATGGGGTGAGTTCCATGATTGTTTCCCTCCACTGGGCTTGATTATTTGGTTGTCCTTCTACGCCGGTGCTGACACGTCCGAAACCCTTGTTTTGCTGGTTTTCGACGCAGGACGCGAAGGGGTTCAATTTTTCTGAGCGCCAAGCCGGGGGTCGAACCCGGTGCAGTCTTTGAAGTCCATGACCATTGGAAGGCTTCTCGGCTGCGGCCACCGTGCGCTTGGCTACCACCGGACGAGTTAGAAATGAGGAAAAGACCACGCCCGGAAATCTTCAGTTATTCGTCGTCCAACATGAAGCACAGGGCGACAGGGGAACAGCACATGAAGCCTGCGAGAATACTCCACGGGCCCGCATAGGGTTGCAGTGAGAGAATCAGGAACCCTGTCGCCGCCAACGTCAGACAAGTGATTGTCTTCGTGTTCTCATGCCGGCGTCGGCGTTCGTCCATGGAATGCTGCCAGCCGGAGCAGTGCGCCCCATACGTTTTCCTGTTCATGGCATGTCCTTTCCTTGTGGCCGGACTCGGATTCGGACCGAGAACGCCCATTGCCGCCACCGTGCTGCAATGTTGACCAACCGTGAGAGATGGAGATGACGAGTCCTCTGGTTTTTCCGGTGGTGATGGTGCGTGTCCAGACACCCCGAGGGGTTCCGGCCGATGGTTGCCGCAGCAGATCGCAGTATGGTATTTATTTGCCTGTAGTCGATAGGTGGATAAAAAACGACCCACTGCGGCAAGACTTGTTATTCCTCGTTCTTCTCGTCGGCGCAGTCGGCCAGGTCCTCAAGGGCCTTGGCGGCGAAACGCGCCTGACTTGGAGTGAGGGGACGGGCACCGTAATCGGTGTCGATTTCCGCGTTGATTAGACCATCTTCGGTGACGTTGCCGGTGAAGTATTCACGGGTGCGACGTTCCTCCACAACGAGCTTCTGGGAGAGGTTACGATTCTGACTAAGCATTGTTTTCTCGATTCGGAGAGGAGGTGAATATGGCTTTCGTCAAGTTCAATAAGGACTTCGATGACCGGTTGAAACAGATGGCCGTTCGTGCTGTGAAGGAGTAGAACGGCAATCGCTGCTATTACTGTGGTGCCGAAGTCGAGGACATGTCCGGTGTAGGCGAATCACAGTTGCCGGTCTGCCTGGATTGCGTGGCCAAGGGACTACCTGTTTCCTCCGGCCAGTAACTGTCCACGAGGGCGATGAAGTCCTTGGCGAAGCTCCTGAGCTTGCGCATGTCCGGTACGATCTCCACTCCTACCTTTCCGCTGTAAATCTCAGGGGCTTCCATGTTTTCTGTACTCATGCTGTTACCTCCAATACAGGAGACTTATTAAGAGAAGAAGGAGAAAGATGCTCAACAGCGAACCTTTCAAAATCTCCTCCGCCGTGTATCCATTCGGCCAAGGTAATGATCGTTGAAAGCTGGACTTTCAGGATTGAAGCTATCGAGCACATCTCTTCATACCTAAAAACACCGCTGTTCAGTTTTCGACTGAGTGAAGTAATCGGTATGCCAGTCTCAAGTGAAACTTCATCTTGATTAACTCCGCGCCACTTAAAGAGGCTCTTCATCGCCTCTCCAAGCTCTTTGGATGTTGCTTGTTTGCTGCTCATGTGGAATACATTATCACCCATTTGGGTCACTTTCAAATACGGCGTGTCACCCATTTGGGGTTGCTTTATGTCCTAATATGGAGTAATGTAACCCACATGGGTACAAATAAACGAGAAATCACCCCGTACTCAATGGCTCTGGCAAAAGCCATAGAGTCCTATGGGGCAGAAGCAGGTATTAGAAACCCCGCCCTGGCGGAAAAGTCTGGTGTGCCTCTCTCGACGCTTCGGAAAATTCTGAAGCTTCAGTCGGTAGCCGACTTTGAGCAGATGCGTAAACTGGCCGACGCTCTGGGAATCAAGGTGTCAGACCTTGTGTCCCGAGCTGAGTCCATTGCCGCGAGAACTGGGCTTGAAGATAAGGAGAATGATATACACTAGTTCATGTTCCTATCCTTTCCGGTAGGGGCAATGCTTTGGGGCGCGTCCGATCTTGGCGGAGGAGACGCGCCCCATTCTTTTCCTACTGACCCGAACATTTGTTCGATTGCATGATTCTGATTATGCACCAGATATTGGATAATCGCAATTCAGATGTTCTCCGTTCAAGCCAAATAATGATAGTATCGCTCATACGGAGAGAATGGGTTTCGGCAAGGGGACGTGGTGTCTAGTCAATCAAAAACATACGAATGCTCGCCACAACTGATTAAGACGGCAATCGATTCCCTACTTAAATCAGGGCCGTATTCTCCTCTCGTCTTGGTTAAGCAAGGTACTGATATAGGAGCTCGCTCGTCCTTTGGAAGCAAATTGCGGATAAGGGTGAAAGATCATGAGGTCATCGTCTATCTCATCAAAGAAGGCGAGGATGGAGACAGAGTTCTTAGCGTGTTCTTCCATGACCTGAGCAGAAGAATCTCCCAAATAGAGAAGCATCAGGTGAAACAGCAGGCGAATGCCGCCAAGACTCAACCCAGCACCACTAAGCCCGCGTTTTCTACTGCCGCGACTGAGGTTAAGGGGTCGAAGCCGGAGAAGGATGATCTTGTCGAGAAATCCATTGAAGCCGCGAGTCGTGCAGTGAACAGGATTCCGGCACCGCTTTTCGCGGTATTCATGGTGCTGGCATTGGTATTGGTCGCGCTAATCGCCTTCTTCATGGGCTGGCAAGGCGGATACGATTCTCGTGATCCGGTGGAGCAGCCCGAATACACGAAGATGATCGACGCCCATAAAGAGGAAGTCCGGAACCTCAACAGTAAGATATCTGACTTGCAGTCAATTGTGATTGACAATCAGAAGCGGATAGATGAGCTCAAACCCTACAAGGATGAGTACGACAGCAAGAAGGCTGAACTCGATAAAAGGCAATCGGATTTGGATAGTCGGTCATCTGAGCTTGACTCACGCGAGAACGCGGTAAAGCAACGGGAGGACGCCGCAGCAGCGGCTTCGACGTCAACCAATTCGGGCTCATCTTATTCCTCCGACGACTCCTCGACCGGTTGGGCGTATTACAAGAACTGTTCAGCAGCGCGAGCTGCCGGCGCCGCGCCATTGTATCGGGGCCAGCCGGGCTATCGTTCGTCATTGGACCGTGACGGTGACGGAATTGCCTGCGAATAGCACTAAATAAGTAGAATATGAAGAACCAACCCAATGAAGAGAAGGGGATAATAATGAGCGAGCCACAGCAACAACCCGTACCGGCCCCATCGCACAAGACTGAAGGCAAGGGTACCGTCACCCTGAAATGGTGGCAGCTTCTGGTTGCGGCGATTGTCGTGGTGGCGCTGTCGGTAGGAGTTGCCGTTGCCGTGAACACAGCAATCCGCAATAATACTGATGAAGCCGCCTCGTCCAAGGACTACAAGAAACCGGAAAAGGCAAAACCTCAGCAAACGGAGAAGCCCAAGACAAGCAGCCGAGGCAACCTCATCAAACGAATAGGCGACACTGCCAGCATCTATAAGAGTCAGGCAGACAAAACCCTACTCGCTTCATGGACCGTAACCAACATAACCCTTGACGCACCATGCGTCCCGGCTTACGAAGGAGCTGAAACAAGCCCTGCAAACGGTCATTTCGTCGTTCTGGACATCACCGTTGAAACAACTTCCGATTTTGATTCGGATTCCTATGGGCCTTTGGGACTGGGCGCTCCCGGCTATTGGACGTATATTCAAAATGATGGCACCCAGTGGAACGGCAATCTCGATGGAACCAGTTCAAAGATAACAACCTACACATGCCTACCCGAAAATCAGCGGCTTCCCCAGATAATAGGCCAAGGGGTGAAGGCTCAAGGCAAGGTGCTGTTTGATCTTCCGTCAACGGATGGATACTTGGTCTATGGCAATGAGAGCGGACATGGCTGGGAATATCCTTTAGCTGGACATGCCAGTGCCTGATTCCACAGCATAATGGCATTAATGGTCCCGTTCTCCTGTATCGGAGGACGGAACCATTTTGTATACCACTACAATATGATGGTCAGGTGTGTTTCCTAGTGGAGGGCCATACCTCATGGTTCGGGTCCCACCAGAGTATATGGAACTCATTGCCTACAAGGAAACCGTACAGGCGTTCGGTTCCACCCAATCGGAACCGGGCCAACGCATCGCCTTCGCGTTCATAGTATTTCGCCAGCCGGTCCTGTGGCGTCTGGTTGGGGCATTG